CAGCAGCCGCCACAGATCCACAACTGGCCACCGGAGATGAATATGATGTTTCGTTCCTTGGTACTCCTCACCGTCATATTTTTCATTTCAAAGTGCACATCGATGTATTCCACAACGACCGAGACATCGAGTTCATTCAGTTCAAACGCTGGTTGGAAAATCTCTACAAAGATAGTATACTAGCACTAGACTATAAAAGTTGTGAGATGATTGCAGATGACCTATATATACAAATAGCCAGCAGATATCCCAATCGTGCTGTGTGGATTGAAGTCGCCGAAGATGGCGAGAATGGATGCTTGATCAAGTATGAAATTTCTCGCCCTAACTTATCTATCGCAATATAAAAATGAAACATTTATGTGTTGTTCCAGGATGCGGAATGTCAGCAAGTTTTAAAAGAAAAAATGAACTTGGTGTAAATATCAGTCGTAATTATTGTTCAAAACATCATCGAGTGAGAACCATGCTTAAACTTGATAAAAAAAACTACTGCGAAAACCAGTCTGGCTATTTGGGATTCATGTGTACTGCTACCATAATAGATAGGTCCCAATTGCATGTAGATCATTGCGATGGAGACCGTGGTAATAACCATCCTGATAATTTACGAACTTTATGTGCTAATTGTCATGCGGTAAAAACTTTTCGTAGTGGCGATCATTCTAATAGATACACCCACGTAGAAACAACTTTCAGTGAATTTTTTAAATAACTATCAAAAGGAAATAGTATGGCTAAGCCTACATTCAAACCCAACCCCCGCGTAGAAGCAATTTTTGAAGACCTTGAACAGTTTTTAGAATTCTGTCAAGACTACGGCTATCGATACAACGAGGGAGATCTTTATAACTTCAAGAGCTATGCTTGGCAACAATTCAACAAATGGCATCAAGGAAAAAATGCCAAAAACATGTGGACCGAAGACGGTCGTAGATTTGCAGGATATAGACCTTTATGATTCATGTGTTCTTTGTGCCTGGTATGTTTGGTTCTACCATTGAACATGTCATAACCAATTTCACACAAGAACACACTCCTGTTGCCACTGATATTTTGTTTGATGGGTCTATGCATGATTTCAAAAAACAAGCGCATTTGACCAACTTGGACTCCATTGAATTATTTTTTCTAAACAAGCCTACCAATGCAATTACCACACCAATATATCCATTCAAACAGGCACATCTCAGTGATATACTGAAAGTTTTCAATCAATATCGGTCCGACTTAGATTCGTGTATTTTGATTTATGCCAGCACAGTCAGAGATGCTGAACTGAATCTATTGTTCCAGTACCACAAAATTGCCACTGGTTCTCTGCAACTGGGTTTAGATATTTTTTGCGGACAAAATCAACACGACATAACACAATGGAACACTGACTATCAACACTGGTCGCAAATGCAACCTTGGCAATTGAGAGAATGGTTCAGCTTGTTCTATGTTGATTGGATCGCCGAATGGATTGAATCTTGCCGTGATGTTGACCAGAACTTTTATAAAATCACCAATGGAAAAATTCTAACCAATCCCGAACTTGCATTTTCTGAATTGATCAATCATTGTGGACTAACACCAACTGGCGATCTGGCATACTTTGCGCAACACTGGGCCAGCAAACAGATGTACATATTACAAGAATTTGAATTGATTGATCAAATAGTCATCAACACTGTGAACAATATGGAGTTTTGCTGGGCACCAATTAATATCATTGCCGAAAGCATTGTTCAACAACGATTGAGAGCTCTTGGGTTTGAAATTCGCTGCGATGGTCTCAATATATTCCCTACCAGCGCCAAAATTCTTTACAATTTATTAGAATCGTGTTATACTTGAACAAAGGATAAAAAATGAGAAAACTTTACTACATGGGTCTTGAAAGTTACGAATCAAGATATACACTGCAATTAACAGAATGGAATCGTAGAGTATTTGATCGTCGAGGACTTGATGTTGTTTATGTGCCTGGCACAACTATAGATAACAGTCAGTCTATATCGGTGGGTCAGGTGCTAGACGCACACGGTCGCAGTTATTTTAGCATGAGCCAGATGATGAACCTGGTTCAGCTGATGAAAAATGGAGAAGTCACCCATGAAGATGTTATCTACTTCGAAGACATGTTTCAACCTGGTATGGAATCACTGCCTTATATTCTTGATCAGGTACCAGCTGACCAACGCCCTAGTGTGTATGTGCGCTGTCTTGCTCAGTCCATTGATCCTGACGATTTTGTACATGTTTGGGGTATGGCACGATGGATGGGCCTGTACGAACAAATGGTTAACGAATTTGTTACAGGAGTTCTCGCCACAAACGAAGAAATGGTTGCTCATATGCGCATTGCTGGATGGCGTGCTCCTATATACAATATTTCGGGTCTAGCATTTGGCAAAGAAGAAGTGCAGGAACGCATCGGTGGCGCTGACAATATTAGACCTTTTGCAGAACGCAAAATGCGTGTGGGATTTGCTGCAAGATTTGATCAAGAAAAACAACCTGGATTTTTCATGGACTTGATTGAAATGTGGCACGCTCAAGGACCATACCCAGTGGAGTTTGCAATATACTCGGGCGGACCATTGCGTAGCAACAATATTGACTATATTGATCGTGCCAAAGTATTGGCGTATGAAGGCAAATTAACAATATATGATAACTTGAATAAAAATGATTACTATACTTTACTTAACGATACTCGTGTGCTCTTTAATTGCGCTCTTCAAGATTGGGTTTCCAACACAGTCAGTGAAGCAGATAGTCTTGGGTGTAACGTACTATACCCTGCTTATAGGTCTTTCCCTGAAACTTTTGCTAATGACTCTAACCGACTTTACATTCCTTGGTCAATAGATGATGCTTACATGAAATTGTGTAATTTGCTAGAACAACCGCATCACAACATGGGCTTGATTTCAGACTGGAACAATGGTACCATTGACCGTGTGATTGATATCATGCAAGGCACAGGAGAACCATGGAATCGCAGTGGCAATAGATACAGAGATCATGTGCCAGGAGACAAGTATACTGTGGTAAAGATTGAATCATGATAGTAGCAGTTACAGGATCTTCAGGCTATATCGGCGGGCAAGTGGCACTAAAATTAAGTGACTCAGGTCACACCGTGGTAGGTATTGATCGTAGACCGTGCCCAACTCACTTGACTTGTTTTGAGCACGTGATTGAAGAGGATTTTGCCAATGAAGAAGTGCTGAAATTTATCAGTGGTGGCAATATTGATGCCATTGTACATTGTGCTGGGACCAGTCTTGTGGGACCCAGCATGATGAATCCTCAAGAATACTATCACAACAACACAGTAAAAACTCTAGCATTGCTAGATACCATTGTAAAAAATTCAATCAAAACTAGAATTATTTTTAGTTCAAGCGCTGCAGTGTACGGAATTCCTATCATGGTTCCCTGCAGTGAAGTTGATCCTTGCGAGCCTATCAGTCCCTACGGTGAAAGTAAACTAGCCATAGAGTGGGCATTACGCAGTTATCACAATGCCTATGGTCTTGACTATGTGGCTTTTAGGTACTTCAATGCAGCAGGTGCAGACTCTCAAGGAAGACATGGACAGGAGCCTGGGGCCACACATATCATCGCCAGAGCATTAGAAAGCGTGAAAAATCAGTCTGGTTTTGCGTTGTACGGTAATAATTATGAGACTGCCGATGGTACCTGCATACGTGACTATGTGCATGTGGAAGACATTGCAGATGCTCATGTTGCAGCATTAGATAAAACTGTGCTCAGTGGTGTTTATAATCTTGGAACCAATCAAGGTACTAGTAATTTAGAAGTTATACACAAAGTTGCACAAGTGGCCGGAGTAAACATAGCGGTAGAGTTAAAAGCCCGACGAGAAGGTGATCCTTCCACACTCACGGCTGAATCAATAAAATTTCAAGCAGCAACTGCTTGGCAACCTAAATATGTACTACAAGATATAATTCAACATGCATGGAATTGGTATAATAGATGAGTTTTGATACATTATTTGAGTTTGAAAATAAATTATCTGAATTTACTGGTGCACCTTATGTGGTGTTAACCGACGGGTGCACACATGCATTAGAATTATGTTTTAGATATGATCAAGTTGAATTTTGTGCATTTACGCCATTTACCTACTTGAGTATTCTCATGCTGATGAAACAATTAAAAATCCAATATCAGTTTGAAGATACCGGTGCATGGTTAGGCGAATATCAATTTAGAAAAACAAGAATATGGGACAGTGCTAGATTATTAAAAATGGATATGTATCGCCCTGGTCAGATACAATGCGTGAGTTTTGGGCATGGAAAACCTTTACAACTAGGCCGGGTTGGTGCTATACTAACAGATGACAAAGATGTGTACAAATGGTGTAGTCTGGCACGTAGCGATGGCAGAGATTTGACAGTGGCTCCGTGGGAACAACAAGAACTATTTGCTCAAGGGTACCATTATTGTCCAACACTAGAAGACTGCCAAAAAGGCATAGACAGATTGAACTTGGTTGACCAAGAACCCAAACATTATCAATATCCAGATTTAAGGAATTTAAATGATCGATTCAGACATGTATAAAAATGAGCCTGTGACCTATGACAATATAAACGAAGGCGGCTATCAAGAAGCAACATTAGCAGATACTATTCGTTTTAGAATGAAGCGAGATGGCAAGAGATTCTGGGCTAACGATAATATTAGCGAATACTTGTCTGATATCTATCGCGAAAAACTAATAGACGAAGCAACTGAGGCATTTGAACAAGTGTTGGATGCACTATTGATTGATACAGAAACTGATCCCAGCAGTAAGGGTACTGCTCGTAGACTAGCAAAAATGTACATTAATGAGGTGATGAGTGGAAGATATGACCCAGCCCCAGACGCAACAGCATTCCCAAATGATTCAGCGGACCGTTACGAAGGTATGTTGGTTGTCCGTAGTGAGCTTCGCAGTATGTGTAGCCATCATCACCAACCTGTGGCTGGTGTTGCTTATATTGGTATTATTGCCGCACAGAAACTCATTGGGCTCTCAAAGTATTCCAGAATCGCACAATGGTGCGCCCGACGTGGTACTCTCCAGGAGGAACTTTGTAATGACATTGCTCGAGAAATAGGCAAGGCCACAGGCGCAGAAGATATCGGTGTGTACATGCAGATGACACATGGATGTTGTGAGAATCGAGGTATTATGGCACACTCAAGTTTGACCCAAACAACGGTGTTGAAAGGTTCTTTTAAAACCGATACGGGCACCAAAAAAGAGTTTTTTGACAATATCAAACTACAACAAGAGTTTGCACCTAAATAATGAAAAAAATATTTGCTCGTGTGATCAGCGAAATATTTTATTACATGGGGCATTGTATCAGCTACCCCATGACCTGGTTTGATTGGTCATGGCTGTATCCTGCCTATAGTTCATTGATGTGTGCAAGTTATGACATACAGCTCTGGGCAGATAATGAATTACCTTGGGAAAAACCAAATGATTTATAACACGTTAGATGATGCACAAGCCGCAGGAGCAGCGCCCTGGGATGATGTTGTCCGTGAAGATTTTCACGTCGTGGTATTCAGAGATCGATACCCAGTGACTCCTGGCCATTTACTATTTGTTCCTGTGTACAACTCAAAAGGATTGATCAAAGATGCGTTTGGTGATGCAGTACAGGAAGGCGAACGCATGATCGCCCAAGGCGAGTGCGATGCATACAATGTAGGGCTGAACATGGGCACTGCAGCCGGACAAACTGTGATGTATCCACATGTGCATCTTATTCCTAGGCGCCAAGGTGATTGTGCAGATCCTGTGGGCGGGGTTCGTGGTGTTATTCCCAGTCAAGCAAACTATAAAACTGACATCTATATCAATCCCAATAAATAATGTCTCAGCGGCCTTTCGGCGTTCATCCCGCTATACAAACTCTGCCGCCTATGCTATAATTAACATAGGAGAAAACAGCATGATACCAGTAACATACAAGTACACAAGTACTAAGGAATATATAGACGCATTTCCTTGCGCCTATAGACAATGGAGGGCAGACAGTCACTGTAATCTAATACACGGCTATAGTTTTAGTATGAAGTTTTATTTTGGTACAGACAACTTAGATGTGCGCAATTGGGTGGCTGACTATGGTGGCTTAAAAGAACTAAAGAAAATACTAGAAGGTCAATTTGATCATACACTACTTGTAGCCGAAGATGATCCTGAATTAGAAACGTACAAATTATTACAACAAAAGAACATGGCCAAACTGACTATTCTGCCACGTTTGGGGTGTGAAGGCCTGGCAGATATGCTTTACAAATATATCAATGGTGTGTACATTCCAGATATGTGGGGGCCTGGCGAAGCAGAGAGACTTTGGTGCTATCGTGTAGAAGTTCGTGAAACACAAGCTAACATGGCTTTTAGAGAAGGCCGCAGAGAATGGAACGAGGATTTATTTGCATAAATTTTGGCGACTTTGGGCAAAATCAATTGGCGAAAAAGCAGGCGATACCGATCATGAAGCAGATCGCGTTGCTTTTATTCGCACTATCATTATATTATCATATATAATCACAAACTGTTTTATAATAGCAGGTGTAATAAAGCACTGGAATCAATAGGAAGCACATGACCAATCACGAATACAAAATAGCAATTTTATTGCCCACTCGGGGAAGAGACGATGCACTAGAGCGCAGTGTAAAAAGTTTGTTTAATCTGGCTGATAATCCCAGCCAAATTCAACTCATGTTGGGCTTTGACACTGATGATGATGAAGGCATTGCGGCATTTCAAGAGTCTGTTCAACCATGGTTAGATGCACAAAATATCAATTACACTGCAATGACATTTGAACCACTGGGCTATACTAGACTCAACGAGTACGTGAATACCTTGGCGTTGAATTCTGACGCTGATTGGTTGGTTTTTTGGAACGACGATGCTTACATGGAAACACAAGGCTGGGACACAGTGATCACCAGTCACACAGGTGAATTCAAACTGTTGGCTTTTCACACACACAACGATCATCCCTATAGTATATTTCCTATTGTGCCCAGAGCTTGGTTAGATCACATGGGGTATTTGAGCCCTCATCAAATTTCAGATGCCTGGCTAAGCCAGCAGGCATTTATGTTGGATATTTGGGAAAGAATTCCGGTAGATGTGGTACATGATCGTCATGATCTAACAGGCAACAACGGTGATGATACATTTAAAAATAGAATCATGTATGAAGGGAACCCCAAAGACCCCAAAGATTTTCACCATCCCAGATGGCGTATCAAACGAGCTGAAGACTGCGAAAAACTATCTGAGTACATGGCTAGTCAAGCCATAGATACCACATGGTGGAACAATGTCAAGCTAGGCAAACAAGATCCCTGGGACAAGCTCCAACTCAATGATCCCAACAAACAAATGGTGCAATTTAAAATATGACAGAAACACTTGAACAAAAAATACAGAGATACTGGAACAATCAACCTTGTAATATCAAACACGGAGACAGTGAACCAGGCAGCCTGGAATTTTTCCAACAAGTAAGTGCACGTAGATATCGGGTAGAACCGCACATTGCAGAATTTGCTGGGTTTCATTTATGGGCTGGCAAACGTGTATTGGAAATTGGGCCTGGTATTGGTAGTGATGCGGCCGAGTTTGCAAGAAATGGTGCCGAATACTATGCCATTGATTATTCCGAAGAGAGTGTAAAACTAGCTCAACAACGGTTTGTGGTCGAAGAGCTGGAAGGTGTGTTTAGATGTGGCGATGCCAGTGACTCCACATCTTACACAGGGCTTCCTCCTATGGACTTGGTATATAGTTATGGAGTGATCCACCACTTTCCAGCTCTAGATCGCATTCTGGACAATGTGCACGATATCCTTGCACCTGGGGGTGAATTTAGATTCATGGTCTACGCCAAGAACTCCTGGAAACAGGCCATGATCTACAAAGGTCTTGATCAGTATGAAGCACAGGCAGGTTGTCCATATGCTCGTAGCTTCAGCAAAGAAGAAATACCATTGGTACTAGGTGATAGATTTCACATTGAGAGGTTGCGACAAGATCATTGTTTTATGTATAATGTAGAAGCATACAAGGCAGGCAGATATGAACTAGAACCTTGGTTTGAAGCCATGCCCGACAACATGCGAGAAGCAGTGAGAGAATATCTAGGTTGGCATTTACTAGTCAAAGCGAGAAAAATTTGAAGATCAAAGTCAGTGAAATATTTTATAGCCTGCAAGGCGAAGGTCGTTTTGTAGGTGTGCCCAGTGTATTTTTGAGAACATTTGGTTGCAATTTTACCTGTGCAGGATTTGGATGTGCTCCAGGTGAACGTTCAACATCTGCAGACGACATAGCTGAAGTTGTTCATCTATATGATCGTTTTGAAGACTTGCCGTTAGCTGCCACTGGATGTGACAGCTATGCATCATGGCATCCTGCATTTAAAGAGCTTAGTCCCAATTATTCTATACAACAGATAGTAGACAAGTTTTCTACACTTACTCCCAACGGGCAGTGGCTACAAAAAAATGGCAATGATGTGCATTTGGTTATAACCGGCGGTGAGCCCTTGTTGGGGTGGCAACGTGCCTACGAAGATTTATTAAACAGTCCCAAAATGTCTGACTTAAAAAATCTCACATTTGAAACCAATGGTACTCAGGCACTAAAGCCCAATTTTGAAGAGTTTTTGTGCAATTGGCGAGACAACTGGGATCAAGGTCCCAAACGAGAAATAACATTTAGTGTTAGTGCCAAACTTTCAGCCAGCGGCGAATCATGGGCAGATGCTATCAAGCCAGATATTGTAGATAGCTATCAACGAGTTGGAACAGTGTATTTAAAATTTGTTGTAGAGACAGATGCACACATTGAAGAAGCAATACGTGCTACAGCAGAGTTTAGAGCCGGAGGTTTTAATGGTGTGGTTTATCTAATGCCTCAAGGTGGCATTGTTGAACCATACGAAAGAAATCGACAACGAATAGCAGATATTTGTTGTGAACAGGGCTGGAACTACAGCCCTAGATTACATGTGGATTTATGGGGTAACGGATGGGGCAAATAAAAAATCAAATTGTACACTGGATCAAAGAGTATGCCGAAACAGCCGGCATGACTAGCCTGGTGGTAGGTATTTCTGGAGGTATCGATTCAGCAGTAGTCAGTGCGTTATGTGCAAGCACTGGTATTCATACTGTAGCGGTTACCATGCCTATTAGACAACGGCCAGAACTGCATGATCTTAGTATGCGTCAAGGTGCTTGGTTGGCACAAAACTTTGACAATGTACGTCATGAAATTATTAATCTGACCACAGTGTTTGATGAATTTGAAACACTTATGAATACTTACAATAATTTATTGGGATTTGCTAACAGTCGTAGCCGACTGCGCATGGTCACACTGTATCAAATTGCACAAAGTATGCAGGGATTAGTGGTAGGCACCGGTAACAAGGTAGAAGACTTTGGCGTGGGTTTTTACACCAAGTATGGCGACGGTGGTGTAGATATAAGTCCTATTGGCGACCTCTATAAATCTGAAGTTTGGGATTTAGGCCGAGAGTTAGGTATTATCGAGGATATTATTAATGCTCCGCCTACAGATGGATTATGGGACGATGGCCGCACCGACGAAGACCAACTGGCTGGATTAACCTACAAAGATTTAGAGCTTGCTATGCAACAAGACGAAGGTGATGTTCTAGTAAAAAGCAGCACAGAATTACATAACCTACTGACTTATCAAGCTATACGTGCAAAAAGTCTGCACAAGATGACCCCCATTCCGGTGTTTAAAAAATCTTAACAACGACTAAAACTCACGATAATTATATACAACTATTAAGGAACTCAAATGGCAAAAATTGGATTTATTGGAATTGGTAAATTAGGATTGGACTGTGCAGAAGTGTTTGCAGAAAAGCATGAAGTGCGTGGTTACGACATTTACCCTAGAACTAGCGACACTGTGAAAGTGTGTGACATTGCAGAATTGGTCACAGAAAGCGACTGGATTTTTATTGCTGTGCCCACACCACATGCTGAAGGATATGATGGGTCCGTTCCGAGCTCGCATATGGAACCACGAGACTTTGGGCACGAAGCAGTTATTGATGCTATCAACAAAGTCAATGCCAATGCAACAAGCCCTAAAAAAGTAGTATTAATTAGCACAGTATTACCCGGCACCACTCGACGAAAGTTTATTACATTGTTGGATCCCATGCATGAGTTCTGTTATAACCCTTATTTGATTGCCATGGGTTCGGTAAAATGGGACATGGCCAATCCAGAAATGGTTATCATCGGAACTGAAGATGGATCATTGACTGGAGTTGCTGGCGAGTTAATCGACTTATACAAAACAATCATGCAGAACGATCCACGCTATGAAGTCGGCACATGGGACGAATGCGAATCAATCAAGATCTTTTACAACACATTTATTTCAGCCAAAGTTGGTCTGGTCAACATGATTCAAGACTTTGCACTGAAAATTGGCAATATCAACGTGGATGTTGTGACCAATGCCTTGGCAAGATCAACTATGCGCATCATGGGTCCTAAATACATGACTGCAGGCATGGGCGATGCAGGCGCTTGTCATCCCAGAGACAATATTGCACTTCGGTGGCTGGCACAAGAATACGACATTGGCTATGATTTGTTTGATACTGTGATGCATGCCAGAGAGATCCAGGCCAAAAATCTAGCTGAATTTTTGGTTGAGCAGTCGGATCAAACAGGCCTGCCTATTGTGATCCATGGCAAAGCCTACAAACCTGATGTGCCTTACTGTATTGGATCTTATAGCACATTGGTTGGACACTATGTAAAAGAAGCAGGACGTAACGTAAAATATGTTGATCCATTGGCCGATGATCCCACCGATGTGGTAACAGAAGTATCTGAACCAGCAGTGTTTTTATGGGCACACAATAGAAAGATTACCTACGAATACACAGGCGATCAAAAGGACACACAACCCTACTGTAGCATCATGACTGGGTCAATCATAGTCGATCCCTGGCGCAAGATTGCCAATGGCCCTGAAGATGGTATCACTGTGATTCACTACGGAAACACCAGGATTTGATAGGCACAAACTACCTGGGTAAAAAAACCATGGCACAATGGGACCACCACGAATCTTTTTATCGACGGGCAGTATGGAGGAAAAGATTTGCTTGGTTGCCAAAGCGTTGCAACATCACTGGACGTAGACTTTGGTTAACCCATGCCATAATGGGTGTGGCCATGTGGACTGGGCCTGGCGACCCTGTATTTGAATTTCACTGGCATGATGCCAAAGAACATATATTTTGGAGACTGAAACATGGGACTGTTTGATAAATTATTTAAAAAACCTCAGCCGCTCCAATCTGAACCCAAAACCAAACCAGTGCCCAAACCGCCCCCTCTGCCTCCTAAAACGGCCAAGGAACTGGCAACTGAACGCGGCGAGCCCTGGGTAGATGTTCTCAGTATGGATGTTGATCCTGACAATCTGCATCAAGGTGCCTTTGAACTGGATTGGAATGAAAAATTTGTCGCAAACTTGATAAGAGCAGGCTATCAAATGAAACCTGACGACAAGGACTCTGACATAGTGGATCGGTGGTTTCAGGCAGTGTGCCGTAATGTGGTGTTAGAAACCTGGGAACAAGAGCAGGCCATGAATCCCAACAGGATCATACGCACCAAAGACATAGGTCAAGGAAGATCAGAGGTATCATAATGATTAATGGAAAAAGAGTTGGTTTTACTGCATCCACGTTTGATTTGCTACATGCCGGCCACGTGGCCATGTTGAGAGAAGCCAAAGAGCACTGCGAGTTTCTGATATGTGCTTTACAAAATGATCCTACCACTGACCGTCCCAATAAGAATCGTCCAGTGCAAAGTATTGTTGAGCGTCAATTGCAGTTGATTGGTTGCAAGTATGTGGACGAAGTATGGGTATATAACACTGAAAAAGATCTTGAAGATCTGTTGTTGGTTTTGCCAATTGATGTGCGTATACTCGGAGTGGAATATGAAGGCAAGGAGTTCACAGGCCGAGAGATTTGTCACAAGCGCAACATAGAATTGTATTTCAATGGCCGAGATCATAGTTTCAGTTCCAGTGAACTAAGACAAAGAGTTTTTTGTGCTGAAACATCAAAACAAACACTGGAAAAAAATGGTTACTTTGGACAAATGCCAGACGACAGTGGCGGTCCCAGTAACAAATGATATTGTATGTTAATGGCGACAGTCACAGTGCCGGAGCAGGACTAAAAAATTCTAGTCATTGTTATGCTTCCAAACTAGCCAAGCACTATGATTTGGATTTATATAATGATGCTGAGCCTGGCGCCAGCAACACAAAAATTATTAGAACCACCAGAGAGTTCTTGAATAGAAAAAGATCAGTGACTTCACTGCTGGTGATTGGATGGACAACATGGGAACGAGAAGAGTGGGCATATGACGGAAAATTTTATAATATCAATAGTTCTGGATACGCTAACTTACCCAATGAATTAAAAGAACAGTATCAACATTGGGTATCAAAACAAACGCCAGAGACTCTGAATTTATCATCCTTGATGTGGCACAAAACTATCCATGATTTTCATTTAGAGTTGGTTGATCAAAAAATACCGCATTTATTTTTCAACTGCATGTATAATTTTTTCAACATAGCTGACGATGACAAATTACAGTGGAATTCACGCTATGTTGATCCTTACAACAATGATTGCAGTTACTACTGGTATTTGAGCAAGCAAGGACATGTAACCGATGCATTCTACCACTTTGATGCTCTAGGACACAGTGCCTGGGCAGACTTTTTAATTGTCTACATTGGAAAAAATCAAATATTATGATACTTTATGTTAATGGCGATAGTCACTCGGCCGCTGCTGAAGCAGTGAATCCTTATGCATTCGCCGAAGATGACGGCAAGTACTTTTACATGGGGCGTGTTGCACATCCTGATAATCTAGCCGTGAGTTGGGGAAAACTATTGAGTCTGGCATTGAATTCTGGATTTCATTGTGCAGCCGAAAGTGCAAGTAGCAACGCCAGAATCATGAGAACCACTCGTGAGTGGATTGCTAATCGTCAGGGAAATAATAAAATATTGGTAGTTATTCAATGGTCAACTTGGGAACGGGAAGAATGGTTGATCAATGATGTTTATTATCAAATTAATGCTTCTGGCCTAGACCATGTGCCTGTTAGTCATCAGCCGCAATACAAAGAATACATAGCCAGCATCGATTGGCAGCAAAAAACACAACAGGCGCACAATGAAATCTGGGAATTTCATCAAGAATTGCAAAATCAAAACATACCTCATATATTCTTCAACGGCAATAACAATTTTGCTAAAATACCGGATGCAGATAAAAAAGTGTGGGATTCTAACTATATTGCACCCTATGATGCCAGTATGACATTTGATTCTGTTGTTCGAAAACAAGGATTTGAAACTGTTGCCGCCGATTCATGGCATTTTGGACGAGATGCTCATAGCTTTTTTCACCGTTTTATGTTAGAATACATTATTGTTAATAACTTTATCTAAGGTGTTTTATGCGCTATGTGCTGATTGATACAGCCAATATGTTTTTTCGGGCCAGGCACGGTGCATATCGCGCCAGTGATCCTTGGGAAAAACTGGGATTTGCCCTGCATATAACACTGATGGCAGCCAACAAGGTGGCCCGGAGATTTGCTGCTGATCATGTGGTTTTTGCACTAGAAGGGCGAAGCTGGCGCAAAGACATTTACAAACCATACAAAGCCAATCGCGCAGTGGCCAGAGCTGCATTAACCGAAGCTGAAGCTGAAGAAGACAAAATGTTTTGGGAAGGCTATGATGAGCTGACTAAATATCTTTCCACTCGAACCAACTGTAGCGTCATTCGTCATGCCATAGCAGAAGCAGATGATATCATAGCTCGTTGGATTGCATTGCATCCCGGTGACGAACATATTATTATTTCAAGCGACACAGATTTTGTCCAGTTATTGGCCGCCAATGTAACGCAGTATAATGGCATAACTGACGAATTGTTGACTTTAGAAGGAATATTTGATGCCAAAGGTAAGCCTGTCCTTGATAAAAAAACTAAACAAGCAAAAGCCTGTCCTGATCCGGCCTGGTTGCTATTTGAGAAGTGTATGCGTGGAGATAGCTCAGACAATGTATTCAGTGCGTATCCTGGAGTACGTGAGAAAGGCACAAAGAATAAAGTTGGTCTCCGTGAGGCCTTTGGAGACAGAGACCGACAAGGATACAATTGGAACAATATGATGCTGCAAAGGTGGTTAGACCCAGATGGTGTCGAACATCGGGTGTTAGATGATTACGAACGCAATCGTACTCTAATAGATTTAACTGCACAACCTGCGGAAATCAAACAACAAGTTGATGACGCTATTTGCGAACAAATATCGCACAAGGATGTTGGACAGGTTGGTGTAAGATTCATGCAGTTCTGTGGAAAATATGAACTAAACAAGTGCAGTGATGCAGCTGATCAATTTGGTCAATGGATGAATGAAACTTATAAAGGAGTGCTTGACAATGCTAGTAGCCAAACCAGTGATTGAAAATGAATTTTGGATTGTGCAAAAAGACGATCGCAAAATTGGTAATGTAGAAGCATGTGCTGATGGGTTTCAAGTTCGTATCAACAATCAAATCGCACAGTACAAAACTATCAGCATGGTTGAAGAACGATTTAAAATTAAATTTGAGAACTCATTGCCAACTGAGACCAAATATGATACCAGTTTAGTACATGGGTATCCTGCCCAAGGTCGAATCTATAATCCTGTGTGGGATGTTCGTCATAGATTGCCTATATACACCAAGACCAACAAGAGCAAATCATGGTTTGCGGCCGGTTGGTATTTGATTAAAAAAGGTCGTACTTGGAAAGTCACGCAGGACCCCAAACTCATAGTGCTGGAACGATATCCCTATCGTGGCCCATTTTATACCAAGGATTTAGCCAATGACCAATCTATTTAAAGATCAAGAAAAATTTATGCGGGCCTGTGAACAAACAGTTGACAAGCATAATCTAGATCAATTTACTATGTACATCAAATTGATCACAGAAGAAGTCACTGAACTTGGTGAAGCCCTGGCCAAGGCCGACGACGTTGAAGTACTAGATGCCTTGATTGATATATTAGTTGTAACGATCGGAGCAGTGCATTCTATGGGTGCCGATGCGGAGGGTGCTTGGAAAGAAGTTATGCAGACTAACTTTGCTAAGATTGATAAAGAGACTGGCAAGGTTCGTAAGCGTGAAGACGGCAAAGTACTCAAGCCAGTGGGATGGACACCTCCTGAATTAAAGCAGTTTTTACGATGATACACATACAAAGATTTGTCGAACGACTACAAGGATTCGACGCCAAAGGTTCGCAAAATTTTATGATGACCATGAAGGATGCCAAAGATCTACACGCTGATATAACTAAATTGTTGCTAGTCTTGCAAAATAATCAAGCAGGTTCTCCAAATGAAGTTATCGAAGTACAGATCACTGGTGGCAAATTCTAAAACTACATATATTTAGAGATAAATAAATGTAGGAGTTTATTTGATGAGCAGACCCAAGCCCAATGTTATTATAGAGCAAACAAACCGGACCACTTATAAAAGTGAGCAGGTGTTGGCCAGCGAGGGTGTATGGGCGGTATTCTATGATACCCGTCCAATCAATCTCAAAACTTCCAATCTCTTGGTGCAGTATCCTGGGCCTAAATATAAAAAAGTAAGTTTTTCCAATCCAGGGCATGCAAAAAATCTTGCTAAAAAACTCAACACACAATTTAAGACTGACAAGTTCACAGTGGTGTTGTTGAAAGAAGGCCTTCAGGTATATCCTTGATGTGCGTGACAAAAAGCTACTGACTCAAACATTGGTAGCCGAGCTGCCAGAACATCTTGGAATCACTGCGGAAGATGCCTACGCCACATGGTGGGCCAATCTACGTTCAGGCGGTGGACTTAGACTAACTGATCGTGGCTACGAAATATTTTGCGAGCACTTGGATCTTGAACATCATCACTATTCACTGGAACCGTTTCGCATCACAATGACTCATGTGTTGGCCTTGGATCGCAAATTGCAGATGCCCTACTATATTGTGGGTAAGAAAAAGATACCAGTGGATCTTGTGATGTTTGGCAGTCGGGAAGCCATGCTGGTGAATCTATACGGCGATTTGGATAAGTTTTTACGCAACTACCATTGACTTGAATTGATTTTTAATATATAATATATTATGAGCAAGATATCCAAAAGTCCCCAACGCAATACCTTCCAAAAAGAAGGGTATGTCAAACGCTGTGAAAAGGAAGGTAAAAAACCCAACGAAGCTTATTTGGATTTATTTAAAACTATGAAACAACAAGATGAAGAAAATCTTGTGGATCGAGAATGGCAAAAAGATAATCTAGAGTATGACCTCCGTAGCACTGAATGGATCTGTGACAAAGTCAAAGCGTCGGATAGCTATGCACAAAATTTGTATGCGGCCATGTGTAACATGCAGTTCCAACAACAGCAAGTCTGGCCCGTGCTCAAAGATCAACGCTGGTCATGCAGTTGGCGTCATGCAGGTGGTATTGTGGCCGACATGAAAGAAAAGGGCGACTACATTGATTGGTACTGCTCTGGAATTGCTGGTGGTGATGAGCCTGATGTTTACACAGAAGGTTACGATTTAAAAGCAAAAGGGTTTGTACCAGAAGGATATGTAACAGACGAAATCCGTGCAGACTTGCTGAAATTAGGCTGGGCGGCCATAGCATGGAAAGAGTAACTAAATAACTGCATGTTTGATACTGACTCAATTTTACCAGTTATACTAGCCGGAATATTTATCATAGCACTAGCGTGGCTCTGGGGTTGGTATACTGCAACCCACGCTAAAGAAGATGCATCTAAAACCGACACCACCGACTAGTTGTTGCGGCCGAGGATGTGAAGAATGCGTTTGGGTGTCTTATAATGAGGCACTTGAACGATGGTATAGTTGTATGAAGCAAAGTGAAAAGGAT